AAGCAGGAACAAACGTTGCAGTTGAAGTAAACTGTGTAATGGGCCCAGATTCATTGGCATATGGTGTTAAGAGAGAACCTACTGTAAACGTATGGTTCAACCCAGACACTGATACACATGAATTCAGAGGTACAATCAGAAATGGATTTAAATCTATTGCTAGTGACAGAATTGCTCTAGTAGCAGGTTCTAACACTATTGCTAGTGCGGCTAACGTAGCAACATTGGCAAACTTCCAACAAGCAGTATCTAACTTGAGATCTGTAAATGTTCCATCTATGGATGGTAGCATGTATGCGGCTTTCATTGGTCCAGCAACAGAGTACGCTCTTGTTTCTGAACTAAACAACGTTGGTGCGGCAGGAATTGCAAGTCTAAGTGACCTTGGTAACCAAGCATTACTAACATCATTGTTAGGTTCTGCTGTAGGTTCAATGTTCTTTAGAACTAACAATTTAACAACTAACGCAAACGCGGCGGCTGTTTAATAGGAGTTGGTAGATGGCATTTATTTTAGACGCAGGTGGAAACGTAGTCAGTTTTGCTGAATACACTGATGTAACTTCAATTGATCAGAGAGTTTTTGAAGCCAATGAAGGTCTAACACAAGATATTGTGGAGGACATGCTGGAAAGAAGTACGGATAGAATTATCCAGAAAATCAAAGCAAGTAGTTGGTGGAGAGATTATCAACAACAGATTGGTTCAGGTTTCAACAGTTTGGCAGAATTACCAACACCAAACAAGAACTTGTTTTTAAGACAAGCAGATTGGACGGATTGTTGTGTATTTCACACACTGAGTCAATATTTGTATCCTAAAATTGCCAACTTTGGTGACCCAGACAGTGAAGAAGTGCAAAAAATGAAGTACTTTGACACTAGGTTTGCAGACATATTTGAAGAGTTATTGTCAATGGGTGATTTCTATGATCAAAATGATGATGGAACTATTCAAACTGATGAGAAACTAGTCAAGTTTGCAGACACAAGAAGAACCAGAGGACGTAGAGCAATAGTTAGGGTTAAATAATGACTAAGAGAACTGATTTAATAACACAACTCACCACAAACCTAGCAGGATCAAACGTGAGTGTCAGCAGTGAGCTACCCTGGATCAGTGGTAGTGAGCCTCTTTATGTAACAAACAAGAAAAAGTTGTATGTTGATGAAGAGCAAAAAATTGAAGACACTCTTTTTGTTTGTCTTGACGGCAAAGAGATAGTGAGTAATGTTAGTACCATCAATGCGTTCTTACAAGTAGATGCTAAAAATCAACCTGGAGATATATCAAATGTGGTCTCTAATGTGTTGAATGCAAAAAGTGTTATCACTAATGTGATCAACCATCAAAGTGATGTTGTTACTGAAATTGACAGTGACGCCATCACCTACACATTTGAATTTAGGTTTACAAACCAGTAAACCACAGTAACTTAAGGAGAAAAGTATGGCTGAAATGAATTTAACAGCAGGAAATATAGGTGTTCTAGCTCTAGCAAATGCAGAAGCAAATGCTAATGTGTTAAGCAACGCCGCGGTTACTGTGCCCTTTATCCAGGATTTGACATTGGACACAACTGCAGGAACTCAAACATATAATGTGTTAAACAATTCTGCGGCTAAGACGTTCACTACTACCAACACAAACTCTATTACATTAAACATGCTAGTAGATGAGAACATATTCTTTGGTGATGGTTCAAATGCTGAGCAAGTAGCAAACGTAGGTTTGTTAGGCTCTAGCATCAACAAAGACAGAGTTTATTTTGAACTCAGTTTTGAAGGAGCAACATCAGGTGCAAGATGTGTTACAGGTAGTGGCTTTATCTCTGGATTAGCGCCAGTACTAAACATGGACAATGCAGTTATTGTATCACCTATGACTATTGTTATAGATGGACAGATAACAAATACAACTGTATAGTCAGTTTAAAACTTAGAGTAGGGCCTTGTGCCCTACTCACTTTAAGTAGGATAAGATATGGAACATAAATTTTTAAGGTTATTTGTAGATGGTGTATGGACTGGTTCACCGGATAGAACTATTCACGTGAATGGTGTTGAGCATGATCTAGATGAATATGCAAAAACACACGGTATTGAACTACCTGAAGGTAAAAAACCCAAAAAACAGATAAATATAGTAGAAGAACAACATGCAGATATGGACAGAACAGGAGACACTTCAGATACTGAAGAGTCTTGAAGAAGAACTTGCTAAAGCACAAAGAGAAAATATGTGTGCTCAAGCAGATGTACAAAAACAAGGGAATAGAATAAGATTTTGCCTTAGTGCTATTCACCATTTGAAAAATAGATATAAAGAATCAGGAGATTTGTAGATATGGACTTAAAAGAATTAAGCAAAAAACCCCAACTATTAGAAGTTGTTATAGATGATGAAAAGATTGTTGAAAAATATGGAGACAGTCTTACATTTTACATTTATGACAGACAACCACTAGACCTTTACGGTAAACTTTCAAAAATGACAGACAGTGATTTTGAACACATGAATGATGTGTTTCAAGAACTCATCTTGGACAAAAATGGCAACAAAGTCATGGACAATGAACATGTTTTACCAATTGACGTTGTAATGGCGGCAGTCACAAAGGTTGGTGAAAGATTGGGAAAGTTGTAAGCCATCAAGTAAACGTAAAAGAAAGCACTACAAATTATTTGTTATTACTTGATGCAATGGCAGAACGTTATGGATGTTTGCCAAGTGAAGTGTTAGACAGAGGTGATACTTTTGATATAACAGTGTTTGATGTTGCAATTACATATAGACAATATCAAGCAAACAAACAAAACAAAGCACCTAGTACTGACCTTTATAATCAAGATGAATTAAAAAATATTTTTGATAGTGTGAGGAATAAAAGTTGATTATTGTAAAAGACAATACTAAAAAATTATTTACTAGGTTGTTAGACTTGCCAGAAGATCTGATGCAAGACAGTTTCACTTTCCTCAAAAAGAAAACACCTATCAGAAGTGGTAATGCTAGAAAAAGCACAAAACTGCAAAATAAAAACAGAAAAATTCACAGCAACTATGCATACGCTGGTAGGTTAGATGAAGGCTGGAGCAGTCAAGCACCAAAAGGATTTACTGACCCCACATTAGATGAAATGGATAAAATTGTTGTTAGTCTGTTGAGGGGATTGTAATGGCTAAGAATATTGAAGTAACACTGGTACTGAATGACAAAGGGTTTACTAGAAAAGCCCAAAGTGCCAAACAGAGTATTGCTGGACTAGGCGGTGCAAGTAAATCAGGTGGTGCTGGCTTATTAGCACTTGGAGCAAGATTTGCTCCATTAGCCGCAGGTATTGGTGGTGTAGTAGCCGCATTCAAAGGTCTAAGTGCAAGTGTTAGCACTGCAAGTCAATTCCAAGACATTGAAACAGTTTTAACAAACTTAACAGGCAGTGCCGCAAAAGGTAAAGCCGCACTTAATCAACTTATTGAAGTAGCAACTGAACTACCATTAAGTTTTGAAGAACTAGCCGCCGCACAACCGGCGTTAGCAACAATATCACCTACACTAAAAGACTTAGAAAACAACACAAGGTTAGCGGCAGACATTGCTGGTAACTTTGGTATCAGTTTTACAGATGCGGCAAGTCAGTTACAGAGAGCATTTGCTGGTGGTGCTGGTGCCGCAGATATATTCAGAGAAAGAGGTGTTTTAGCCGCGGCTGGATTTGAAGCAGGTGTCAGTTACAGCATTGAAGAAACTCAAGAAAAATTAAGAGAGTTTGGTGGTTCAATTGAAGGTGCCGCACAAAACTTAAACAACACATTAGGTGGTGCTCTCAGCCAAGTAGGTGACAAATTCACACTGTTCAAGAAATCAGTAGGTGATGCAATACTACCAGAATTCCAAGGCTTCTTGACAGCACTTAACAATGTGTTAGTTGAAAATGGTTCTAACTTAGCAGAACTAGGTAACACTATTGGATCAAGTGTTGTAACAGGATTCAAAGCCGCTGGACAAGCAATAGCATTCACAATTGATTTAATCTTAACAATGAGAGACACATTCCTCAAAGTGTTTGATGCACTGTTCCCTAACTTTGGTGAGTTTTGGGATGGTTTCTTAAAGTTAGGCAGAGAAGCACTCACATGGTTGATCAACAAACTGATTGATTTTGGTGAAAGTTTTGGTGAACTGTTAGATTACATACCAGGTGTAGGCAGTGGCATGGCAGACTTCTTTGGTGCTTTAAGAGAAGACTTCAACAGTGCTGATGGCGGATTAAGTAATTTAGCCGCAAGTTTTTCAAAGAACTATGGTGACATCATTGTTACAAATAGAACAGCCAGAGATGCACTAAGTGGATTTTTTAATGACTTAGATGCAACGGCAGATAGATTAAGAAAAGCCAATGCAGATGCCGCGGCAGCCGCAAAAGAAGTAACAGGTGAAGCAGTTGTTGCTATTGCACAAAATGCCGCAAGTTCAACAGAAACATTCACAGAAGTGTTCAAAAAATTAAAAGAAGAATTTGAAGATGTAGACAGTTTTGAATTGTATGAAGCACAATTAGGCAAACTACAAGAAATGTTGAACAGTGGTGCTATCACACTAAAACAATACAAAGAAGCAAAAGAAGCACTTGACAATGTGTTTATGGAAAACAATGAATTGTATGCAAGTTTTGGTAAAGCCATTGAAGGTATTGCAGGTGGTATCACAAGCAGTTTAACAGATGCTATCATGGAAGGTGAAAGTTTACTTGATGGCTTAAAAGATACGTTTAAGAGAGCAATCAGTCAAATGATTGCAGACAGTTTGAGATTACAAATTATACAACCATTACTGCAAGGTATATTTGGTGGAAGTTTTGGCCCAGGAGGATACACACCAGGTGGTACTGGATTGTTGGGTAGTTTCTTCCAAGGTATATTTGGTAAAGCAAGTGGTGGACCAATCATGAAGGGCAGACCATATGTGGTTGGAGAAAGAGGACCAGAAGTTATTGTTCCAGATATGCCAGGCAATGTTGTACCTAACAATGCATTAGGTGGCGGTGCTGTAACATACAACATCAATGCAGTTGATGCACGTTCTTTCAAACAACTTGTAGCAGAAGATCCCCAATTCATTTATAACGTAACCAGAGTTGGGCAGAGGAGGCAACCAGCATAATGAGCATACAAACAATTATAGATAACGCAACATTTATCACTGTTGATAAAAGAAAAGTTGCCAGTCAAATTATCACAAGAAGTGGTAGAATAAAGACTGCTGAAGTTACTAATGCTGTGCCATATAGATTTACTGTGGGTATGCATGAAGCATTGTTATATTCAGAGAACAGAGATTTATTAGAAGAATTAGATTCATTAGATGTTATCACAGAAGAAGAAATAGATATTGGTAGCACCAACACAGGACTAAGTTATGTGACTGCATACAGAGGTGACAGTTACACAGGTACTATCACAGTAACAAGTGCCAGTGCGTCTAACATAGTGTTAAGCACTGGATCAGCATCAGGATCTGGCACATTCCTAAAGAAAGGTGACTTTATACAATTAGATACCAACTACAGATATCCTTATCAAGTAACTGCTGATGTTGCATGGAATGGCAGTAGCATAACAGTGCCAATACACAGAAACTTTATTGAACAAAGTGGTTATACAGTTAGTGGTAAAGGCATATTGTTAGGATCAGATGTTACATGGCGTGTGAAAATGGTTGCTAAACCAAATTACAGTATTGTGCCTTACAACAGAATAAATTTTGACAGTGATTTTGAATTGGTGGAGATTATACTTTAATGGCTACCACAATTACTCCAGTAACACTTCCTAATATCAAACATGCTATGTTGATTGATTTACAATTAGACAGCAATGTGTACTATATTAGTAATGCATGGAAAACAATCACTTATGGCGGCAATGATTACACAGAATTAGGTGCATTCCTAGGTGTAAGTGAATTTCAAGAAGATATCAAAACCACAAATGGTGATATCACAAT